CAAAGAACAGGACAAGCATCAGGTAATACTGGCTCGTTCTAAATAAGAATCCCTAGACGGACCGACTAGCCCCGTCAGGCGTATAAGACTAGGAGTAGAAGCCAGCCAGTTTCCCCGAACTGTTACTGTGGTCTGCGAACTAAACAACAATAGAAGGGTGAGGTTGCTATGAGCAACAACGACTGGGATAACGACGAAGACCTTGATTTTCTACAAGGTGCTAATGATGAGACGGATGGTATTAAAGACCTTCGTAAAGCAAAACGCGCTAATGAAAAACGAATCAAGGAATTAACTGAACGACTTGAAAAGTTCGAACGTCAAGAACGTGAAGGAACCGTCACCAAAGTCCTAGAATCTAAGGGAGTCAACTCCAAGGCTGCCCGTCTAATCCTTAAGGATTTAGATGAAGTCAGCGAAGAATCAGTTAATAACTGGCTTCGTGAAAATGGAGATATTGTCGGGTACACACCACAGACAGAGCAACCTGTTGCACCAGAATCTGTACGAGAGTTCTCTCGTCAGGATGGCGCTACACAGTTTGCTGCGACTCCCGACGTTTCAGATGAATATGTTGATATGTTACAAAACTATAACGGAAACTCTGAAGAAGAATTACTGTCCATAATCCAAAACATCTCTAACAAGATGCAAAACTAGAAAGAAGGTATCGCCAAATGGCAGATGTCTTTACCACTACAACCACTGGATATGGTACTAACCTTGTAACCTTAGCATACGATAAGTTGATTGAAACCAACCTCCGCGTATTGCCAAAGTTCCGCGAGATTGCTGACAAGAAGGTCGGCTCACTCACACACAATGGTTCGTCCATTCGTTTCCAGTTTAACAATGATATTGCTGATACAACTGTAGCAGGAGCAACACTCTCAGAGACTGTTGACCCAGATTCAGTTGCAATTCCGCAAACATCATACATTGACGTAGCACAACTTGAACTTGGTCGTTCAGTGCTTCCTGTCAAGAAGATTAACCTTATGTCAATTGCTAACATCGACCCATGGGTTGCTAACGCAATTGGCTTCAACATGACCAAGACACTTGACAACGCAATCGTTGCTAAGTTGGATGCAGGAACAAACATTGTTCGCGTTGCAGGCGGTTCAGGCGCAGTATCTGGCACATATGAAAGTGTTGGAACTGTTGCTGCTAAGAACACAATTGCAGGCACAGATACAATGAAGTCTGCTGCTATTCGTTATGCAGTTACCAAGATGCGTGCTGCTGGAGTTCAGACAAAGGCTGCTGGAATGTATGTTGCATACATCCACCCAGAAGTTTCTAACGACCTCCGCACTGAAACTGGTAACAACGTATGGCGTACACCACATGACTACCAGAACGCTGCACCACTATTTGGTGGAGAACTTGGTTCATGGGAAGGTGTTCGCTTTATCGAAACAGCAAACGCAACCAACGCACAGGCTGGAACTGGCGCTGGCGCATCACAGATTCGCGTTTACCACACATACGTCACAGGTGCTCAGGCACTTGCTGAGGCTGTATGGAAGGAACCAGGAATGGAAGTTGGCGTTGTCCAAGACCGTTTCAACCGTTTCTCACCAGCAGGATGGTACGGAATCATCAACTGGGCTCTCTATCGCTCACCATCATTGGTTCGCATCGAGACCGCAGCATCAGGTCGTCAGACTGTCTAATCAGTAGATTGACGGGTAGGCAGGGGCTTTGCCCCTGCTTATCAGTAAACCTATTGGAGGAACAATGGCATATAGATTCACAACACCTACAGTGCTAGAAGAATTTGATGGTGAATATCATCCATTGTTTTCTAGAATTAAAATTCCAAAAGGAATTACTGTATTAAAGATTGATGGAGATTACTTTGAAGTTAGGTATCCATCAGCAGAAGAAGTAGCAGATGCAGATATTGCATATATTGGTGGCTACTCATATGAAGTAACAGCAGGAGAAAAGGCTGACCTAGAGGCAGCAGGTTACACAGTGGAGACGGTATGACATATTGCAATCATATTAGCAGGGTAAAGACATGGGGCTTTAGTGAGAACCATGACTTTGAGGTGACAGAGTATGACTGCCTATTATGTGGATTAACATCACCAGTTCCTTTTAAGGAAGAAGAAAATATCGACATTGACCATGTTGATTGTGATGATGATTGTTTTGGGTGCAAGGTACGGACACTACAACTTAATACAGGTGATGCCAATTCAAGCAAAGTAATGAGCAATAAGAAATGGCATGGCGAACTGGATGCATATCGGGAAGCACGTGACCAAGGTATTCAGCCAGAGGGTACAAGTATGGATGCAATCCAAAGAGCAGTAGAAGCATCAGAAGCAATGGGTAAAGCCTATGATGCTAATACTATGACAAGCGCAAGATTTATTGACAAGAAGTCAGTAAACGACCTAAGTGAAGTTGGAGTAATTTAATGTCTGCAAAAGGCGAAATGTATAAGTCAAAGAAGTCAATGATGAAGCATGAAATGTCTGAGTCACCAGCAATGCGTAAGAAGGAATATGGCTCTGCATCTGGTGGACTATTTGGCAAGAAGCCAATCAAGAAGGCTGCTAAGAAGGCTGCACCTAAGCGTATGGGAAAGAAGAAGTAATCATGGCTGCTAAGAAACCAACACCAAAGAAAAGCCCAGCACCAAAGAAATCAAATCTAGATGCAATCATTAAAGAATATCAGCGACAAGTTTCACCTAAAGGTGTTGCTTCTGCTTCTGCTGCTGCCAGCAAAGCAATGGACAAGAAGTATCCAGGGTTATATAAGAGTGCTACTCCAAAGGCTACACTTAAAAAGATGGGCAAGAAGAAGTGAAGAAGTCAGCCAAGCATCCAGGATTCAAAGCAGCACAAAAAAAGATTGCTGCAAAGCAAGGTGTCTCAATGGAGAGTGCGGGTGCAATTCTTGCTGCGGGTGCGAGGAAAGCATCGAAAGCAGCAGTTAAGGCTAACCCACGCTTGAAGCGTGTTAGTGGAGTTAAGAAGGGCAAGTAATGTCCAAGACATCTAAGCACTATCTAAAGAGTGGAAAAGAATATAAAGGACCAATTCACAAGATGAATGGTCAAATCCATACTGGTGCAAAGCATACTGATGCAAGCAAAGTGCTAACACACAAGAAACCAAAGAAGGCAAAGTAATGGCATATACCAAGGCAAGCACACGTGAGCGACTCAAGAACCAGATTATGGCTGGGTCTAAAGGTGGCAAGCCTGGTCAATGGTCTGCTCGTAAAGCCCAACTTCTAGCCCAAGCCTATAAGAAGGCAGGCGGTGGCTACACAGGTGGCAAGACTAAGGCTCAGAAATCTTTGTCCAAGTGGACTAAGGAGAAGTGGGGCACAAAGTCAGGTAAACCCAGCACACAAGGTCCAAAGGCTACTGGTGAGCGTTACCTTCCTAAGAAGGCTAGAGAGGCTCTATCAGCCTCTGAATACGCTAAAACCACCGCTGCAAAGCGGGCTGGTATGCGTCAGGGCAAGCAGTTTGTAAAACAACCTAAATCTATAGCAAAGAAAACAGCGAGATTCAGATGAAGAAGAAAGACTCACGCCTAGCACGGGCTGGCGTATCAGGCTTTAACAAGCCAAAGCGTACTCCTAACCACCCTAAGAAGTCCCATGTGGTTGTTGCCAAAGAAGGCAATGTAGTAAAAACCATTCGGTTTGGACAGCAGGGTGTATCTGGTTCACCCAAGAAGGCTGGTGAGTCTGCTGCATACGCAGCACGTCGTCGTTCATTTAAAGCACGTCATGCAAAAAACATTGCTAAAGGCAAACTAAGCGCAGCATACTGGGCAGATAAGGTTAAGTGGTAATGACCGCAACACTAGACGTTTTAACTGACGAAGTTATTATGAACCTTGCTGGCTATACGCTGCAGCAAGACCGCACTACTCACTTGACTTCTAATATAACTACAACTACATCTACATTAGCAACACCTACCACATTCTCACTTAATGCAGATGAGATTGGTTCTGGAACTATTGAAATTAATAATGAGTTGCTATGGGTAGATTCATATGACCGAATCTCTAAGACTGCAACTATTCCGCCATATGGTCGTGGATTTATGGGCACAACTGCAACTACACATGCTGCTGGTGACCGAGTAATAATTAGTCCTACATTTCCACGCTCATCTGTTAAGCGTTCTATTCAAGATACTATTCGAGCCATTGGTTCTAGTATCTATGCTGCTAAGAATACTTCATTTATCTACAGCCCATCTACAGATGTATATGAATTTGAAAATCTAAATGTGCAGAATGTTCTGCGTATGTCTTGGCAGGATACTGGTTCTACAAAGCGCTGGGTTCCAATCACACGTTTTACATTTGAACCATTACCAGATGCTGCTACATTTAGCGCAAACTCACAGACAGTAACAATTAACGATAGATTTATTCAGGCTGGTCGTAAGGTAAATGTTACCTACGCCACAGCACCTTCAATATTAAGTACATCATCTACAGATTCTTTTGCAGACCAAACTGGTCTATCAGAATCAGTACGAGATGTTGTAGTACTAGGGGCATCATATCGTTTGCTTTCATTCCTAGACCCTGCTCGCAATGCAATCACTAGCCCACAGGCTGATGAGATTGATAGCAAGCGTCAGTATGGTTCAGGCAATGCAGCAACACGTGCACTATATCAACTCTATGCTTCACGTTTGGCTGAAGAAGTACAAGCACAGCAACAGCAATATCCACCACGCATTCGCTATAGCCGATAGGAACTTGAATGACAGTAAGAAAATATTCCTCCCGTTCGCAGAAGACAACACTATCTGCGTCACTAACATCTGTTGCTACATCAGCAAATGTTGTATCTGGTACTTCACTGCTTGGTGGTATAACACTATCTGCTGGTGAAACCTTTACTGTTGTAATTGACCCAGATACAGCAATTGAAGAAATTGTAGATGTCACGGCGGTATCTACAAATACTTTAACAATCACACGTGGTGTCGATGGCTCATCAGGTCAGGCTCACTCTGCTGGTGCTGTCGTAAGACATATGGCAATTGGTCGCGACTACCGCGAAGCCAATACTCACATCGAGGCTTCGAGTGGGGTGCACGGACTTACTGGTTCCGTAGTTGGTACATCAGATACACAGACTCTTACCAACAAGACCATCAATGCCGCAAGCAATACTATCAGCGGTATCACTTCATCGATGATTACTGATGGAACTATTGTAGATGCAGACATCAATGCTTCTGCAGCCATTGCAAAGACTAAGTTGGCGCTGACTGGAACAATTACATCTTCTGATATTGCCAATGACACAATCGTTAATGCTGATATCAATACTGCTGCAGCAATTGCTGCTACTAAGATTGCTGGAACTGCTG